AAAATGGCTCACAGAACGCTCATTCGCGTCTACGATGGGCTTTGGCGGTAAGGTGGACTTGTACTGCGAACCTGACGAGCACGCTCCCACGGGGATTGTGTTGGACGCCAAAACAAAAGACTTTGGCCCAGATGACAAGCTTGATGCCTACGACGAGCACCTCCTCCAACTGGCAGCGTATCGCCATGGATTGGGCATCCCCCACGCTCGATGCGCAAACGTCTTTGTCTCACGCTCTCACAATGGGCTAATCAAGGTCGTTGAGTGGTCAGAAGAGGACTTGGTTCGCGGCTGGGAGATGTTCCAGTGTTTGGTTCGCTATTGGAAACTGAAAAATAACTTTGGAGTTTGAGATGAAGAAAGAAGATGTCTTCCAAGCCTTTTTCTCGGCTGGTCTTAAAGGAGAGTACAACTTCCTTGAGGAAGACCTGATGAAGCTGGCGCATGCCTTTGCTTCGCTGCGCAATGAGGAAATCAATGAACGTGTTTACAAGGCCGTACAGTCTGAACGCGCTCGTTGCGTAGAGTTCGTTCGTAGCCTGAATCCTTCTGTTGCTCAGGCACTTGATGAAAAGCGGGGGCCGTTGTAATGCACTGGTTCTTCATTTTTATTGTTGTAATTTTTATTTTGGCATTGGTTGAAGATTAAAAAAACCCCCCGTGATTGCTCATGGGGGGCTAAAAAATAACAACTGCGGTACTATTGTAACGGATTCCCCATTACATCTACATCTGTAAGCATTTGATTTACATCTTCCTTGGTTGCTTCTTTTCTACGCTTGTTCAATTCTTGAAGCCCCTCATAACCCTGATAAGCAAGTTCAGGAGCTTGCAATGCACCGCCAATAACTTGAGTTACGCCAAAAGGAAGCATACTCAACGCACCACCAGCGCCACTTGCAAATTGTGCTGCGTTGCGTGCGCTGGGCATATGTAAGCCCTCACCTTCTTTTTTGTATTGCTCAAAAGCGTCATGCAACTGCATACCAGCTAATGCGCCACCTAAAGTTCCAATACCAACACGAGCTACTGATGGAAGTGCGCCCTTGAACATTTCACCAACATTTTTTGCCTCATCTACGGCACGGGTGGCTAAATTAGGTGTATATCTATAACCAGATAAATCAGTAGGCGGCTTGCCTGGTATAGTAGTAAAAATCTGACGTGGCAATCCTGTTTTTGGATCAATTGATACAGTTTTAGCCACTCGCTCACTAGGTGCGCCTTTAATGTTGGCCAACGCATCTTGCACTTCAGACATGGTGCGCACGGGCTTGCCGCCACCTGCAACTTTTTCCAAGTCTTTGAGTGGAATGCGAATGTCTTCTGCAACTTGACTGTTAAGGTACCGCTGAAGGCTTGCACGGCTCTGTGGGCGATGCATGTAGGCATCACTACCTGTAGCCTTGTTAAGCAGGTTGTGAAGCAATGGAAGGGCTTGCTTGCCGCCTTCTATTTTTGCCGCAAGGGTAGCACCAGCGCCACCGCCAACAACGCCCATGATCGCGTTTTCAACCGCTCCCGGCTCTGTTGAAGCAGCGGGCACAAGCTTGTTGTCCTCATCTTGGGGCACGGTTGCCTCTTCATTAGGCTCTTTATTGGGCTCTTCTTCGGGCTGCTCTTGCCATTTGCCGCCCTCAAAATTGGTAATGGCTTGAGCCAAATTATTTATTGAATTTTCTGGAAAGGGGTCATTAGTGCTTTTCAAACCTAATTTTTGAGCAATATAAATTTTGTAGTTGTCCCTTGAATCTTCATCATTTTCATCACCTTTAGGGGCATAAACGTCAACAAAATCTTGTGGTGTTTTTATTCCACGTTTTTCAATTTTGTGTGTTATATCATTGATAAGTGCTTGCTGACCATATTCAGGTTTTTCAAAAACAGCAAATCCTTTATCGTCCACACCAAGCATTCCATCATACTTAACACCCTTGGCAGGACGAATGTTGCCAGGGTTGTTGTTGTATTCAGAAAGTGTTGTCATTCTTTTTCCTTGTAAGAACCATCAGCTTGACGAATATAAGTTTTCCCACCAAGAACGCGCTCATTGGGACGTTCTTTAGCAGTGCTGCTTTTTGATTTAATTTCTGGTGCAGCATTAGGCTTTGGTTCAGGTTTTGCGCTTACATTTCCAGATGAAGGGCTATACCAAGATGGTGCGTTCATTAATGGATCGCTTGTTGCAATCTCCGCATGTTTCTTGGCATATTCGGTGCGCAAGTCGTTGAACCCCATATCGCGCTCTAACTGGCCATAAGGAAGCTTCTTTTCTTTGGCGTAGTTGTACTTCTCTTGAGCACTCTTTTCTGCATGCCCCATCAAATCAACCAGGGTAACCAGTGCGCGTTGGCTGTTGCCAATATTGGGCGATGCGGCCTGTTGCAATTCACCAAACGCATCTGTTGACTTGAGCGACGCGTTGCGCAAAGCCACTTGGTTTTCAGCCAACATTTTGACAAGCACTTGGAACTTATCTTTGGCCGCTTCAGACATGCCGATTTGTCGCGCATATTTGTCTATGTCTTGCAATGTTTGTCCAAGCTTGCCATCTGCTGCTGCGCGTGCAAAAACTTCCATCGGGTTGTTGCCGCCGAACTTGTTGAGCAACGCGCCCATTTGTTCTTGACCACTTATTTTTGTTCCATCTGACTTTACAGAGTCTGCAATTCCAACGCCCAGAGCAAGATCTCGGATTGAGCGCAACAAACCCAAACGCTCTGGCGCTTGGTTGGCTTGCTGGCGCATAATCTCTTCCGCTCCCATGCCCTTATCGCGCTGTTCTTTTGCATAGTTTGCTGCCGCCTCCATTTTGTCATATCGAGACATTGCAGCCCATTGAGTCGGTTCTACTTGAGGTGGGCGGGATGCTTCAACCGCTTTAATAAATTCATTTTGTTTTTCTTCTGTTTGCTTTGGGTCAGCACTTGGGTTAAGTTGAAATTTTGTAAAATCATTTAACTGAAGCAATGGGTCTGAACCCATAGCTTTTGTTGCCGCTACGTTAAGATTTAATCCTTTTTCTGCACCCGTGTAATATTCATAAGCTGATTTAGCTACATCAGTATCTTTGCCAAGCGATGTGATTCGGCTATAAGTATCAGCATCCATTGGTTTGCCAGATTTGCGCCACTCTTGATAAATTTCATTTTGTTTTTGTTTTTGGCCCAACAAAATATCAGATTGAGCAATCTGTGCTTTCATTTGTGCAATAGGCAATTCTTGAGCGCGTTGTTGCTCAATATTTTCTCCCATTGCTTCAGCGGCACTACCCAAAGATGCAGTGAAGCCTCCTAATTGGGGCTTTGCAAAGCCAGCAGCTACTTTGAACCAATTAGGCTGCGCATATCTTTCTTGAAGTGATTTAACACCTTCATTAAGCGAATCCCGATAGCGTTGAATTGCTTCTGGATCTGCTTCAGCAGGATTAATGTTTCCAAGTCCACTGGAAAAATTATAATCTTGTGTTGCACGATTTTCAGCCATGGCTTATCCTTTCCTAAATGGCAAAGCGCCACGAGAAGATGTAGATGCGCAGCCAGTGTAGCCACGGGCTTTAGGTGCCACCAAGCCGCCTCTAGCGAAGCAATAGCAGCAAATAACATCACCAACAATAGGATTAGCAACCACATTGGGATTGTCATAATTAAAATCATCTGGGTTTGTTACTGCGCCCGTATTGGTATCAACAGTTGTTCCATTAACATTGGTAGTTGAATTACCGCCACCTGAAGTAATTGGTGGAGATCCAGATGTTCCAGCATTAGAGTTGCATCCAGTAGCACCTGGAGGAAGAGGATTTTTGATTCCAAAAATGCTATTTAATGAAGATGTGATGTTTTCTATTGGAGTTTTTCCACTAGCACCAGGTGTGACCATTCCCAAAGCACCAGAGCCAATAGCTGCCAACCCAGACAACGGAGACATGCAAAGAGTTGTCTTTGTTGATGTCGGGATGTTATAGCCTTGCAGCAAACCAGCCAAGTTGGACAAGTTGGTCAGCGGGAAGTTCTGCTGATTCTGTGCAATGGTTTGCTGTTGTCCACCCAATGTAGACAGGGCATTGATACATGCCAAGTTCATTCCTGCGCCGGTCTGGGCTAGGTTGCCCATGTTCTGACCTGCTTGGTTCAACAAATTACCTTGGCTTGCTGCTGCTTGCGATGCTGTCTGTGCGGCAGTAAGGTTGGCTTGGTTCTGTGCTTGCTGTGCGTTTGCTGTGGTGTTAGCCAAGCTACCAAGCGCACCTTGTTTGGCTTGTGCGGCCTGCAAGGCTTGTGCATAGCCTTGGTTTTGCATTTGAGCAATCTGGCTATTCAGGCACTGCTCTGCTTGAGCTTGAATCTGTCCCAGTACTTGGGCGCCGCGCTGTGAACCGAATTGACCAGAACCCACCGCAGCCGCCGTAGCAGCAGGGGAAAGGTTATTACGAATGTTACGATGGGCAACGTCAGACAAGCCTTGTACAGCCGATTGGATGTACGGACTCATGTATTGAGATGCGACACATCCCAGATTGAGGTTGGCTGTTTGGCAAATCAGGGGCTTGGCAGCACAGAGGGGGCTTGCTGTAGTACCGGCCTGAAGGTACGG